TTTTTATTTTCAATTAATTCAACTTTATCCTTAGGAGCAGATTTAATTAATAATTTTAATTGATTTACTTTATCAAAATCAATTTCTAATTTTTTAAATAAAGTAGTTAATTTTTTACCTTTAAATCCACAAACCCAACACTGATATGATTGGAAATGGGGTGATGTTTCATCTAAATTAATTTCTAATTTTAATTTATGATGGTTACAACTCGGACAATGATATGCTTTATTTCCCTTAGATGTAGGTTTACCTTTACCTAAAACAGAATCTATTAAATATATTAAAGCACTATTAACCATAATTATATTATAAGGAATATAATTTGGGAATCCTAATTTAATGATAGAAAATCTTTTTTGAAAAATTTTCCTAGAATATTATCATTATAGTATAATGAAGAATCTTCTAAAACCCCAAGTGAAAATAAATGTTTACATTCATAATAAGTTAATAATTTTTTATTGTAAACAAACTGTAATATTTCACGTTTGAGTTCTGATTCTTTATTTAGTTTTAATAAATCTAAAATAGGTTTAGCAGAACCATAATATGTTTTCCAATCAGATTCTTTTGAAACAGTTTTTGTATTTGATTTACGACCAGGACCTGTTTGTTCAGCTAATTCTTTTTTAGTTAATTTTTTCTTTATATTATGATAAAGTACTTTTTTACCTATGTAAGATCTTTCTGTGGGGAGGTGGGTTGTTTTATAAATAAAACCATAAGTACCTGATGGAAAATCTTCTAATTTTTCTATAACTTTATTTTTATATAACCAATTATTCATAAATTTATCTATCTATATTAATTAATATTGTAGTGTCTGTTGTAGGTGAGGTTGGTAAAGGCTGAGATAATTTTGCTACTGCTAATAATTCTTGTGCTTCATTATATAATCCTATTGTAGTAATATATGGTGAAAAATAATCTTTATTAACATATTCATAAGGTATTCCAGGGATAAGAATTGAACCAGTAAGGGTAGATAATTCTATGATACATGGAGAAGGATTAATATCTACAGTTGCCGAAGAAGCAGACATACTACTTGTAAAAGTACTAGGATTTAAGGTATAATTAAATTCATTTTCTCTAATAGTACATTTATATTGAGTTTCATATATTTTATATGAACTATTAAATGAACAAGTTATATTTGAAGAAGTTATAAAGTTAGTTATAACATCAGAAGAAGCAGAAGTTATAGTTATAATACCATGAGGATAAAATATATTTCCAACTATACTACTACCTGAAAGAATATTTCCCTCTCCATCGTCAGTTAAACTTCCACTATCTGAAATAAAATTAAATGAATATGGTTCAATATAATCTCCAAATAATCTAACTGGAATAGAAATGACTCCTATTAAAGCGTTAGATTCTGAAGGGAAAAATCTAGGGTAAGATAAAGTGGTTTGAAGGTAATTATGATAGTTGGTGGTACTAGAAGAACCTATTAACATATCTCCTTCTTCATCTACTCCAGGTATTAAAATTGGTAGATTAGCTATATCTCCGTAACTACAAGTTAAATAATTAGAATAATAAAGTTCTTTTATAGAATTATAAACTAGTCTTTGATATTGGGAACCCAATTGACCAGTAGTAGGTTCAATTAAAGGTTCAAATAAAGAATTAATTATATTTTGACCTAATAATCTTTCTATACCAACATTAAAATCTACTAATTCATTTCCATAAAAAGTAAACTCTTTGTGTACTTCAAATGGAGTAATAATTATATCAGAAGTTAAAAATTGTTTGTAAGCGGCCATCCATTTTAGAAATCTAATTTAACTCTTATTAAAGCTTCTTTAGTAAAATCTTTTAATAAAGGTCTTGAAAGTTTAGCTACAGCTAATAATTCATTAGTATCATTATACATTCCCACTGTTGTAATATATGTTTGAGGATTATTTATAAATAAATTATATAATACTTCTCCTGTACTTCCTGATATAAAACTAGGGTTTTCTGAGTAGTTAAATTCAGCATTTCTAGCTCTAACAAATATGTAATCTGAGGATATGGTTTCTTGACTATTAAGGAAAAAGCTTCCTCCTCCACTAATAGCATTAATTAAAGTTCTATAATTATATCCATCATAATTATATGAATGACTTGATGCTAATCCTATAGATTCAGATAATGCTAAAGGATTAAGTAATATTGTACCTATATCTGGAAGAAACCAACCGTAAGATCCAGAATTAGCACTATAACCATTAGGATTGGTGGTATTTATACTTCCTTGAGATCCACTAATAAGTTGATAAACTCTACCAGCATCATTAAATATAACAGATGGAGATATTTGACTATTATCTGTTAAAGTTATAGTTCCTGAACTTCCTAACAAAGTTAAAGATAATGATCCAGGAAATAGACTTTGTTTATAACGAGTTCTATCTATAGAAATAACCCAAAATTCTGAAGCAGTTATTGGTCCAAAAGCAAAATCTGTGTTTTCGTCTCCAATTATTAAATTTTGATATTGTCCATATGTGGTTTTTGTTGGAGTAGCTCCTATAACTGAAGGATTGTAAAAAGCACTTCCACTACCATTTTTATTACCATAAGAAACAGCAAATTGAATAGCAGCAGAAGAATTTGCAGATTCAGTTTGGAAAACATTTAAATAAAAAAGCCCAGATGAACCTGCTTCTTGTACTGAAGAGGTATAAAAACTAGATAAAGAAGGTGTTTCTTCTGACCATAATGTAGCGGTAATTGAATCTGAACTCACTACAAAATCTGATGGATCTAAACGATTAAACGACATATTTTAATTTTAAATATTATTAAATTTTAGTTACAGTTACTGGGATTGTTAATCTTGCTCCACTATCTCTACCTTCTACAGTTAATGTAGAATATAATTGAGTATTAGAACCAAATAAAGTATTAAGAGTAGTTGCTCTTAAATTTATAGTAGTTCCAACAACCGTTCTAGAAACATTAGTACCTAAAGTAGTTGATGAATTTAAAGCTTGAGCAGCAGGAGTATTTATGCCTACTCCTTCAAATAAACCAAATAATCTAACATCAGAAATAGTAGCAGTATATCCTGAGCTTTCAAAAGTATTCCCACCAAAATAATTTAAAGTTTGAGGGGTAATAGCTAAAGATGCTCCTTGTTTAATTACTATAGCAGAATAACCTAAATCAAGGATAGGTAACTTAGCGGTTCCTCTAGGTAAAGTAACTAATTTATATTTCATAATTTGGGTTTCTAAAGGAAATGCTTCTAGTAATGGCATATTTTGAATAGCCTCTCCATAATATGCAGAACCTGAAGGGTGATTAGGATTGTATAATGTATAATTAATTTCATCATCTGCTAATGCGAATTGAGTGATTCTAAAAGAACCATCATTTTTAGCTAATAATTGTCTTCCTTTTGTTGTTAAAATTGCGTCTACTGTTATAACGCTATTATTTAGATATCCCATTTTTTATTAATTTTTTGTTATAAATATTATTAGAGTAAGCCTTTTTGTGTTAAATCAGTAATAATTTTGTCAATTTTTTGATCTAATATCCTATCTATAAATTCAGGTTTAACCACATATGGGCCTGATGAATTTGGAGGTTTGAATCCTTCAAATAATATAGCACTAGGATCATCTGTGTATCTTCTAATTAAAAATTCATTTAAACTAAATGACCCAATCGGAATATTAGAGGTAAAATGTACTTCTAAAGAACCAGTAGAAGATATTCGTTCTGTGGAGTTATCATCTGGGGAGTAAACTTTTTTTACTTCAAAAACCTTGTCTTCTCTACCAATATATCTAAATTCATCTCCAGTTTTGATTGACCAATCTAATACAATAGGATTAAATCCTGAACCAGATATATCATCTTGTCTAATTCCGGGAACTCCATAATATACATTTAATAGAGAAGCTGTGTTAGGAATATATATAATACCGGCATCACTTGAAGATTGTTGATTCCAACTAGCAGAAGTGGGAAAATTCCAAATAGATGCACTAATTGGGGGAAGAGGGTTAGGTAAAGGATTTTGAAAAACATTAAAATATGATTTGGTTGTTAACCAAAGTTCATTTTGAAGATAACATTGAGGTGTTCCAACATTAGATATTTCAAAATTCATTGTATCATAAATTTTAAAATCAACACCACATAATAAATATTCTTCAAATTCTATAGTTGCAAATTGATATGGTAAAACAACAGTAGATTTTTTAATTTGTCTTTGACCTGTATTTAAGTATATATCACAAACTGTAGAAGTAGTCCAAGGATTGTATATTTCAAAAGAACTTTTTACTATTAAATCAGTTGCTTCATTTACAATTGTTGGAATTATATTATATAAAAATGAGCCTGGGTTAGAGAAACTAGAAGTAGAGGTTTGGGCAGGATCATAATATAAATTAAATCCATCACATCCACCTCCTGCACCTCCTGGGGTTCCTATTACTTCTATCCAACAACTAGGAATTATTTGGCCTATAAAGGTATTTGCAGGAGTATTAGGAGGTTGAGAAGTATTTAGTGGTCTCAAAAATGACTTTCTAGTAACATCCGTTGTATTCCCAAAAGCAAGACCATTATACAGATTTATAGAAGAAGTAAAAGCTATAGGGCTAAAACTTTTTTGAGTGTATAAAATAGGTTCAATTCTTGAAGCTCCTCTTATTATATTTCTATAAGGATATAATATTGAACCATTATCTCCACTAGAAATAGATATTTTTTCTCTTGAAATAAAAGCATCCTGATTTATATATAAAGAATATTGAGAAGTGTTAGGTATTATTACATTTTCATTAGTGTCAATTAAATATTTTACATGAGCATTGGAAGCTTCCATATGTTCAGGTATCCAAGATCCTATATAATCACAATATGCAAAAACTGTTCTTGTAGATTCTACATTAGGTAAAGTTCCATATCCTCCGGAAATAGAATTTTGATTAAAATCAGGACTAGTAGATCTTACACCTTCATATCTAGGTAAAGTTTGAGCTTTTAATGCATAATTATATGGTTTTACAGGAGCTCTTTCTGCAGATCCTGATAAAATTTGTTCTTGATTTGAAGGAATGCTTTGACCTGTTTCATAAATTGCTTTCATGAAATTTTTATCATATTCTAATCCATCAGCATTACCATACAATGCATTCCATTCATTATAAAAAAAATCTTGATTAAAATCCGGAGAAAATACTGTAAGAAGTGGTGTTCCTGAAATAATAGATACTCCAGGTGATGGAGATATAGAGAATTGAATATTAGTAATATTTTTATTAGTGCCTGGGTTGTTAATTACTAAAACGTATGATGTTCCTTCAACTGGAGTAAACGATCCAGTAAATGTTATATTGTTAATACCTGTATTGTAAAACTTAGTAGTAACAACATTATAACTTGGATATTCATATATTCCAACAGTTACATTACTAGTATTTGATTGAGTAAGGCTAGCAGTAAAATATAATTTAACGTTAGGTGTATTATTTGGGGTGTATACTCCAGTTGTAGAATCAAGATATCCTAAGGGATTAGTAACAATATTGGTAAAAGAAGCAGTAATAAAAGAAAAACTACCTACTGAAAGAGAAGAAAGATTTGAAGCACTTATATCATAATCTAATACTTTTTGATCAGTACCAACCGAGGCATATACATAATCTAAATTTGGAGATAATTCAAATAAATAATAAGAACCATAAAATACAGTATTAATAACATTAAAAGTAACAATATAACCATTAGTATATTGAATTCTAAAATTTGTTAATTGTTGTAAAGCAGTAGTTTTATTATTTCCATTAATATCATTTACAGCTATCTTAGCACTTGTAATTCTAAATCCTCCCCAAATAGATTTAAAAGAATATAATAAATATATTTCTCCATCTTTAGGTTCGGTATTAATATTAAGATAATTTGATAATGGAACATTTATTGGGTCAAAAAAACCTGGGTTAGAAGCAAATGGGCCTAAATCATAATAATAAGTTGTAACATAATAATTTGATATAAGATTGGACTTTAAAAATGGATTATCTTCGGATAAATTTCCATTTGAAACCAATAAATCAGAACCACTAAATTGTCCGTTTATAAATTCATTTTGAGTACTATCAACAAAATTTACTATTCCTGCTGGAGTGTTAATAGAACCTGACCAAGACTGAATAATATTAATAAATAAATTGGATGAAGAAATATTACCATGTAAATCAGGCATTACTCCTCCATTTCCTCCTATTATAGTTTCAATAGGAAATGATTGATAATCATCAGATGGAGTATAGGTTTTTTGCCCATAGGATAAAGTAGGTAAACTATTAATAGAGCTAGTTATTATTATATTTTTAAGTGACATTAATAAGCTATGTTAATGGTTCTTGAAGTTGGACTACCTAAAAATGTTATTTCACTATTTGCAGTAGCTTGAGGTAAAGGATATTTACATCTTTCTAGTAATGTAGGTTTAATAACAATACCTGTTGCTAATCCTGATCTAGCAGGTGTAAAATCTTGAATCATTTTAAATAATGAATTATCATAAAATTTAATTAACCTTATATAATCCCACAAATCATAATTGTGAGTATATTTAGAAAAATATTCATTTCTTAACCTATTAAAATCGGGATAATATGTTAATGAAGATGATACTTCTCTCGGATCCCCAATGTAATTACCTATATTGAAATTTCCAAGTTGAGCTATAATATCATCATTAATTTCATCTTGAGGTGAAAATGCTGCTTCTACATAATTTACGTCTTTTGTAAAAGTTTCTTCTTCTAAAGATTTTTGTTGAATAGATATATATGGAGACAAAACATTTCCAGGAGGTAAAGACATACTTACTATTCTAATTTTTTCAGAAACTGAATTTTTTACTCCTGCATGAAATTGATCCTGGTATATTACTTCGGTTTGTGGTACAAAAGAATAAATTCCTTTTAAATAATAAAAACTTCCACTTATTGATCCATTTATTTTAAATGATTGAGTTGGAGGAATAGTAGAAATAGATGGGTGAATAGAGGTTCTTGTAGTATCTGAGCCACTATCTAATACTGTTCCTAATGAAGCTCTAAAGATTAATTTATTTAAAGAACTTTGAGAACCTTGAACCTGATTACCTTCAATAGAATAAGGATTCATTACATAGTCATCAAATCTTTTTTCATCAAGATTAAGTTTATAAAATCTTAATTCTTGAAATGAGCCTGAAAAGGGGATAAATGTTTTTCCAGCTATATTTAAAGAAGAAGAATATGAAAGATAAAAACTTCCACTTTTAACTGTGGAAAAAGATAAAGAAAGTACACTTGAAGATGCTTGAAACCCTAATTGGCTTCCATCATATCCAGTATAAATTTTATTCTTGGCGTATAAACTTCCCATTTATTATAAATATTTAATCTATCCAAGTTTCGGTATCAACCCAAGGATTAAAATCTTCCCAATATCCTGTAGTTAAAATCCAAGGGATATCAATGTCATTTAGATTATACATTACCGACCACCAATCTCCATTAAAAAATGGTAAATATAAACTTGAAGAAATACTAGAAGATATATCTATAAAACTTAAAGTTCCCCAGGTATTATAAGGATCAGGAATAGAACCACTATATGAACCACTAGTATAACCAGAACCTGTGTATTCTAAAGTTATTAATAAATTATTTTCAGGAGCATATGCTAATATTTGATTCGAAGCACTAGGATCTGTTGGAATTCCGGTTGTTTTAAATCTAAATTCTATAGTAAATGAAGAAGTAACTCCTCCGTTAAATGAATCTCCACCATAAAAATCTCCTCCATAAAGCGCAGAACCATACATTCCTCCTCCTGAGCCTGTAGAAATTAATATAGGAACTTCAACATATCCTGAACTAGTGGTAAAAAATTCATAGTTAAATTGGTCAACAAAATTATCCCAAGTATTAGAACCGGTTGTAGATTTACCTCCAAATTCATTTATTCTAAGAATAGTATCCGGAATTCCATAAATATTCATTAATATTCTTAATCCCTCAGGGGTACCTTTTTTTCTTAATAAAACAGGTAAATTATGATAAATTCTTTTATAAATTTCTTTATTAATATCATCTAAAGGTTCTAAAGCATTTGGACTAGAAGCAGTAACAATTGTATTTATATATTCTAATCCCGAACCTGTAGGTATAGGTAAAGAACCTGTTATGTTAGGTATATTTAAATTACTTCCCGAAATAGTAAATCCTAGTAATGAAGAATATAAATCTCCAGTAGAAAAATTATTTTGATATATTTTTACTCCTAAATCACGAATAGCTTGAGCTACAATATCTTTTGAAATCCCGTATTCTAATCTATTATCAGTATCAAATTTATTAGTTATATCTTTTAAATAAATCCAAACATTATCAAAATGTTGCCCCATCATTTGAACAAATAAAGAATAAGAATCATTATTTGAATCATCTCTTAAATATGTTGGAATAGTATTTGTTAATTCGTCTTTATTTTCAGTATCAAAATATGAAGCTGAGGTTAATTGATTGGTAAGCCAATCAATAGCTATAGGTGAATTAGTTGAATAATTTAAGTATGGAGGAAGTGAGTTTGATTTAGGCCATGATTTACTTTCAGAATTAAAATATAAATAATATTCATAACCATCAAAATTAGTTATAATTTCATTTATTTTATTATTCCACACATTTTGACTAGAAGAAATATATGAATTAATACTAGAAGAAAGTGCTATATTACTATTATATGAGTATTGTTCTATTAAAGATAATTTATAATAAAAATTTTCTAATCTAGTTTTAGCTGAAGAAAAATGGATAAAATTAGCATAATCCGAATAATCTATATTTAATTCAATACCTTTTTCTGAGAGAATACTATTTATTTGATATAGTAAACTTCCTGATCCTAAAAGAGAAGTATTTTGTTGTAAAAAGTTTTGACTATAATAAGGTGTAGAATTATTTATTTGGTCTTGAATATTTAAATTAAAATTAGGACCATTTATATAAGGTAAAGTCTCCCCTGATGGGATAGAAAGTGTTATATCTATATTATATGCTATAGAATCAGCTATTTTTTCTACTATCCAACACTGTGAGTAAAAATCAAATTCACTAGGTAAAGGTTCATATAATTTGATTAGAATTGAAGATCTAGAGGCCTCAGAATCTAAAGAAGTTTCTAAAACTGCATTAATTGCTATAATTAGTTTATTTTCTCCAAAATTTAAATAAAAATCAGTATAATTTACTTCTGGAGAATTAATTTGGTTTTCAAGTGCTAAACCTAAAGAAGCAACAGTATCTTCAGAAATAATATTGGTATTTAATCTTAATTCAGTTCTATTACTACTAATGTCTTGTATATAGAAAGTTTCACTAGGAGAGGAAGCTATTCTTTTTTTAAGAAAATTATATAATGTATAATATTGTCCTACACTATATCCAAACGATTCTAAATCTTGTTGAGGATTTACAACTATATTATTGTTAAGTATTTCATAATTAGGAAATCCATAAATATTACTAGCTATAATATTTTTATTTAAATCAAAAATGTAATATTCTATATAATCTTCATTTGGATCAAAAGCTACTTCAGATTCAGTAGAAGAAATTAAAGATTCTTCTTCAAAAGAATAATTTTGTAATTGAAAATTACTAGAATCAACTTGATTTATATTAACTATTTTTTCCATTATATTTGTTGAGAACTAGAAATTTGTGTATTTACTAATTGTTGATTTAAATCTAAATTTTGTTGTTGAAGCAAATTAATTTCATCAATTAACGCTTGTATTTCACTACTTATCATATTTGAATCAACATACTCAGAACTTTTTTTTATTAAATACTCATGTGAATTTGTTGCACCAGATTTAGGTATTTGAAGAAATATTTGTTCATAAGTTTGAAAAAATTCTTCAATAACCGACTCATCTACTAATAAACTTTCCTCTGGGGAGGGTGGAGTAATTGGTGAAGTAGAAATTAATTCAGAAAAATTAGTATCTATAACATTTTCATATTGAGATCTATTATAAAATTTTTTATTTAAAGTTAATTTATCCATTGATTATTTTAAAATAATAATTATCGTCTAAAATTAAAGTATTTCCATTAACTGTGGTTTTAATTAAAACTTTATAATATCTCTCAGGCTGCAAACCATTCATATATAAAGTAAAATAACTACTTGTTCCATCTTGACTTAATTGAGTATAAGTAGAATCAAAATCAATGACAAATTCATTTGTATCTAAATCTTTAATAGCATAATAAGAAGATGTAGGTAAATAGTAATTTTGAGTATAATAAGAAGAAGTAGAAAAAGTTCTAGCAGGGTACTCTGGTCTTGAGTAAACTCTAAATTTATTAATACTCTCAGGAAAAAATGTTCCTGGGTTATCTCCTATAGTAACTATAAACGGGTTAATGTTAATAGTAGGTAAAGAACTAGTAATAAAATTAGCATCAACCCATTTTAATTCTAAATATGGGGGATAAATAGTATGGGTATCGATTGAAAAATATTTAATTTTTGGTTGAACACTTATATCATCAACAAATTCATCTTTTTGTTTTACAATAAATCCATTATTTTCTATAGATGAACTAATCCAAGCATCTACTATATTAGTAACATTAATATTAAGATCTTTATCTGAGTAGTAACTAAATGTTTGAGATCCTGAGTATGTTGAGTACCAGGTTCCTCCTCCAGCACTAGCAGAAGCAAAATAAGAACCAGTAGTATTAGGAGAAAAACTTCCACTTATCCATTTAAGTCCTCCTTGATAATCTTTCCAAATCCAACTAGCACCATTTTGTACCTCAGGGGAATAACCAAATCTACCAGTTCCCATATTCCATGATTGGGATATAGGATAAACTTCTAAAGTAGTATTATATGTTAAAGCAGTTACATTAGCTACCCAACATCTTAAATTAGATTGCCATTGAGAATTTAATATTTTATTATTAAAAATATCTAAAATTTCATCAGATGAAAATTGGATAAGAAATCTACTAGTTTGAGGGGAAGGATTTTTGATAGCCCCTATTTCAAGAGAAGCTTCAATTATTTCATCTAATCCAGTATTCATTTCAGGATATAATGAATATAATGTAGTATCTTGGGTTGGAAAAATTTTATAAATAGCCATAATTTATTATTATAAAGGTACTACTCTGCCTTGAATATCAGAATCAGGATATTTAACTTCAAATATCATAGGATCTAATGAAGGATAAATTACATTACTTTTAGTAGCTCCAGAAATATCATATGCCCAATAAGAATATCCTAAATTTTCTCCTACAATATTATAAATATCTATATTCTTAACAGTTTGAACCCCTTCAATTTTGTCTAAAAGAATATATATATCTTTTAACATTATTGGTTGATTAATTTGCCAATTACTTATGTCAAAATATGTTTGTAACTCTGAAATACAATTAGATATTACTTCACTATTATTAAAATTAGGTAATACTACTATATCAAAATTAATTCCTATATTTATTATAAATGCATTTTTAATATTAATAGTATCATTTATCATTCTATATTGAGAAAGATATGTAACTAAATTTTGTTTTAAAGCATTTGAAGACCAGGTTAATTTATTATTTTGATTATAGGATAAAACATATAAATCTAAAATACCTAAAGATTCTCCAGAAGAAGCACCTTGTGCTTTAGAAGGTTCAATATATGCTTTAGCTATATCTCCATATTTTGAAGGCATACTTAAAGCTCTTATTAAGTAGTCATCCTGAGTTACATTTCGTAATTGGGTTGCAAAATTAAGTGATGCATTTTGTCTAATTTCTTCAATTGTATCTCCATCTCCTCCTCCAGAAGCAGCTTCAGGATTATTTATTATTAAAGAATTAATAATTTCTTGAGTTAATGAAGTTTGAGGTAAATTAGATTTTAAAAAATTTACATTACCTAATATATCAGTTAATGAATTAGCAGGAATATTAGATGAAGCTCCTCCACCAATTAAATATCTAAATGTTAAAGTAGTATTTGAAGGGGCTATCCCATAAGTATCTGTAAATAGAAAATTAGATGGAGCAAATGCTGTTGTTAATTTAGTTTGCTCAAATGGTAATCCAATACCAACATTATCAGGATTAGGTACTATAACTTCATCAACATCATTTGTAGTACCTGCACCAAACTGGATTTGGATAGTGGTAGAATTTTTTAATCTAGTGGTGAATCTTCTTTGAATTTTTTTTAATTTTAATAAATATGGAGTATCTCCACTATATTGAGATAAATTAGGATCATTATAATTAGTATTTTTAATTGAATCAAATACCATTTCTTGACCTAAATAATCTACTTCATACCATTTATTTCCTTCAGTATCAACACAATCCAATATTCCTATAAATTTATTAGTATTAAATTCTATTGTTTTAAATTTTTCAGGAGTAGTAAATGAAAAATCAATTGTTTGAATATTAGTAGATATAGCTTTACGAGTTTTTTTTAATAAATAAAATATTGGATTTCCATTGGCTACTTCATATACTGAAATAGAGGTGGGGTCCAAAGAACTAGATATTGAAAAATCTACAGAATCTGTTAAAATAAATGAAATATTATCAGTTCCTACTACGGTTGCGTTAGAATTAATATATAAAGCATAATCAAAATCAGGGGTATATATTCCTCCTATAATTTTAGAAGGAACTTTTTGATATATTTCTATATTAACTGTAGATACTCCGGTTACATTAGGTTTATAACCAAACATATATGCTAATTCAAATAAATTATTAGATTGTTTAGCATATTGTAAAAAATTCTCTTGAATTTGATTATCTAAATAAAATGATAATACATCCCCTACATAAGCTGCCATCTCAATAAACATCATGCCCGGAGAAGCAGGACTAAAATCATTATATGTAGTTGGAAAATATGTTTTAGCATAATCTACAAGACTAGCTTTAAATTCAACAAAATCTTTATTTATATATTTTATATTTTTATTTGCAATCATTATTCAAATGTTATTTCTACTTGATCATTAATACCAGTATTGATTATATTATAATTTAATTGAATTGTTAATTCATTTTGATCATAGTTTGGTGTAATATCTAATTTTTCTACCTTTACATAAGGAAAATATAATACTAATAGTTGTTGTATGTCTTCTTTAAGAAAATCAATATTATTTAAAGCCATTTGTTCAAAAATGAATGCTCTTAGGTTTGCTCCAAAATCATTATTTAAATATCTTTCAGTCTTATTAGTAAGAAAAAAATTTAATAAATTATTTCTTATAGCATCTTTAGTAGTATAAGTAGAGAAAAATACTCCAGGGGCATTAAATGGGATAGAGATTCCAACAGCAGTACTAGGTTTTTGATCTATAGGAAATATTTTTTTAGCTCCAAATGCCATTATTTACCATTTATTAAATTCATTATTTGGTCTAACCCTAATTGTCCTTCAGGTAAAGAACTACCTTCAGACATAGTATTTACAGGACCTTTTACTTTAAATTCTCCATCAAACCCAGATTTAGGACCTTGAGACATATCATTTAAAATGTCCATATAAGCTTTTTTAGTATCAATTGGAGCTTTAGGTACATTTTGAGAAGTAAAAGATATAGTTCTATCATCAGAAGAAATATAAGATTCTTTAATAGGTTGTTTATTTGATTTAACAGCCTCTAAAAGTATGTCTTTTAATTCTTCAACAATAGCTTCTTTAACTGCTTCTTTAATAAGTTTTTTTAATCCGTCTGTTTTCATCTGTTATAAATATTATGTTAAAATGCTTTTAAGTTATTTTTATCAATTATTAGTTTTAATTCATTTATCAGAGTATTGGTATCAGTTGTAAAAGATAATGGAGTTTGTAATAAAATAATACCATTAGTATTTTTTGCTACTGCTTTTCTTCTATTTACAGTTGGAGAATATGGTTCTTCAACTATTTCTAATATAAATCCTTGATATATACTGTTTCCTTGAGTAGTATTAGTTATTTGATTTTGTTTTTCATCTCTAATAATAGCATCAGTTACAAAATTATTTACTGAAGGAGGAGGAACATTTAAACATCTTTGTATATATTCATCTATTAATTTCATTATTTTCATAATATTAGCTATAAGTTTATTAGCAAATTCTAAAGCAGTAGATATTAAAGTTATAGTTCCTTGAGCTATTATTATTTTAGGTTTTAAAAAATCTTCTACGTCTTTTAAAGTAGATAAAGAACTTACCAAAAAACCTGGAGGAGAAGCAGGTGGTGGGATAGCAGAAACGGCAACTTGAGTTGAAATTCTAATTGCTGATACAGTAGCTAGAGTAACAGAAGTAGTAGTTACTACAGTATTCAAAACATTTATTGGAGGTGTTAATTTTTCTAAAATTTGGGCAACAGAATTTATTTTGTTATACACGTTATCTCTAATTGTAGCCATATCTCTAAGAATATCAGTTGGTAAACAAGTATCTGGTAGTTGTACATTGGGAGAACCAATATTTGTTATTCCTATAGAAGTAGCTAATCTAGTTATATCTGGAGATACAGTTTTTAATAAATCTTGAGAATATTTAATTATTAAAGAAGGTATAGCTGACATTATTTTATAATATTGCTTATTATTTTAGTTTGGTTTGATAAAGAATCTTTATTTGTTATATTTTTTAATGTTTCCTGGTTAATTTGATCTGCTGAGGGTATTTTATTCATTATAAGATTATTATTCTTTTTAATGAAAAAAGATTCATCAATTCCATTTGCATTTATTATATTTTCACCCTTTTTACTAAGTACTACAACATATTCGGGCTTTTCTTTATATATATCTTGTACTACATTAACAATAACATTATAAACGGATCGAGTTTTTGTTGGTAATTCTGAAGGAGAGATAAGATCAGGGATATTATCTCTTTTAAGTATTGCATAATCTAATGCATTCGATACTGCTACTGCAGCATCAAATAAACCATATTTTTCTTCATATTTTCTTTGAATGTCTTGTTTATATTCAAATAAATATCCAACTACTGCGCTATAAAAAATATTTTTTTCCGATGGTGTCATAAAGTAAAATTTCTTTTAGAAGTTAAAGTACAAGTTTCAGGAGAATACCCTAATTGATTTTCTAAACTATTTAAGGTTGTAATAGCTTTAGTAGCACTTACAAGTAAACTAGGAAATATAGCTGGAGATCCTGGTGCAACAGGAGCAGATTGTAAATTTTGAAGGGTGGTTGTTATTTCTTTAACTGCTGATACTAGATCTCTTAATAAACCAACAGTTGTGTTACCTAACAACAAAGGCTCGGTAGCTAAAGCTTCATTACCTAAAAATATTTTATCTGCTTGAGTAATAAATTTTTTAGTATCAATGTTAACCGATTCTTGAGAATTTAAATTAATAGATAAAGCAGAGCTTAATAATATATGATCTGAATTAGAATTAAATACTAATCTACCGGATGATAATATAATTTGGTCTCCGGCAAATTTATTAGGAAGTACAGGAGGAGTTGAAGAATTTTTATAACTAGTATAATCAGTACTAGCAGCATTTAAATTAATTTTTTGAGTACTAGATAAATAAATAGAAGACTCATTATTATTTATATCTTCAACAATTGGAACTGTAGGATCATCAGTAACGTC